ACGCGACAGATGAAGTTTGTCGCCGATTGCCTGAGTGAAACGATCACGCATCAACTTGTGCGCGAGATCGTGGACATGAACTTCGGGCCGCAAGAGAACTATCCGAAGTTTGAGTTCTCCGTCGAGAGTCCGGAGATGGAGAAGAAGCTCGAAGCCATTCGCATCTTCGTGAATGAACTTGGTGGTACGGTGAGCGAAGCAGAGACGCGCAAGATGTTGGGGCTTGCAATTCCTGACACGGATGAGCCTGTGCTTACTGGCAAGATCAAGGATGTCATTCCCGAGATTGCAAGTGAGGATTTCTTCAACGATGATGTTGATGCTGATCTCGCTAGTGATGAGCCGAAGGTTCTGTCGGCAAAGCAAGCGTTCTCCAGGATGTCGGAGAAGGAGCTTCGCCGCGAGGCCGTTCGTCGCCGCCGGCGTGGACGGCAGAAGGGCAATTGCGGCAATGGATTCGGCGGATTCACGGATGGAAACGGCTGCGCTTCGGGCAAGCACGATTATCCGAAGAATCGCAAGAGTCCGACGAAGAAGCGGAACGCGCGCGAGATCGGCGATTGCGTGATCGCGAAGCATCGCGTTCTCGTTGACGAGGGATACAACGACGATCAGGCGTGGGCAATCGCCTACGATATGTGCGGCAAGACTGAGAACCGTCGATTGCCGCAGCATTGGGCCGATACGAAAGCTGCGCTCGACCGCGTCGAAGAACTTGTTCGTGATGGCTTGAGTACTGAGCAGGCCGTGATGATTACTGATCGTGAATCGCTTAAGACCGATGACTTTGAGAAGGACGAGAAGAAGGGCGAGAAGGAAACGTTTGAGAACGGCTTCACGCCTCCGACGAGCGTTGCGAAGAATGCTCGACGCGCACTCGAAGTGCGTGAGTCAAAGCCTGAGTCCGAGCGCGGCATGACGAGCGTTGGTCTCGCCCGTGCGCGCGATCTCTCAAATCGGAAGAGCTTGAGCGAGGAGACTGTGCGCCGAATGGTCAAGTACTTCACGCGCCATCAGTCTGACAAGAAGGGTGAGACTTGGAACGAGCAGGGCAAGGGCTGGCAGGCGTGGAACGGTTGGGGTGGTGACGAAGGTTGGACATGGGCGCGAGGTATTGTTGAGCGTCTCGACAAGAAGGAGAGCAAGTGAAGGAGATGAAGCAGGTTGACGCGATGATGGACCGTGCATGGAAGCGCGGTCTATCATCGCGAAACTGGACTGTCATGCGCTCGTCCGTGCAGCGAGTGCTAGAGGGATCTTTCATCATTGGCGGAACGAAATTCATTCCCGAGCAAGTGTCTTCGTTCGACACAGGATTGTTTCGTCAGCGCGCAGATGAAATGATTGCAAGGGCTGCTTCGACATTCTCGACCAAGTACGGAGCGGTCGATCGAACGCATGGATCGGACATGACGGCGATCCTGTATCTTCTTTTCTTCGATGAAGACGATGACGTAATGCGCCGCGTTACTAGGGGAGTGCCAGCGCGGATCGCCCGTCGCGCTGCTTATTTCGATATCCCTATGGCTTCTGCACGAAGGGCGCAGGAGATCGTTTCTCTAGATGCTGATGCTCGCGATCTTGTGTCTGTATTTCCTACGCGCTCGTCTCTTGCGGCGCAGACCGAAGCGCGGCGCGCGATGAATCTCGGTATCGCCGACTCTGCTGTCATGGAGGGTCGGTCAATGATGCCTTCGATGGACCCGACGCGGCCAGCTGTTCGCGAGGTCTCGTATCCCTTGTGGGAAGTACGCGAGATCATGGATCGCAGGACGCGCGGAAATCCGAATGGCGATTTCCCTGAAGGATCGCATTGGCAAGTCAATGGTTACATCAACACGATCGAAGAGATCGTGCGTCAGGATCTCGTCCCGCCGTGCGGCTGGAACTGCCGTGCCGCACTCGTTCCGGTCACGTTCTCGCGCGCCGAGAGGCTCGGATTGACCGACGCTAGTGGGAATCCACTCCCCGAACGCATTGCGGAATACAACATTTTGCGACAACCATATATAGACAGAGGTCTATATCCGGACCCCGGATTTAGATGATTGTTATATGTAATGTGTCGTAGGTGCTACATTTAGAAGCAAATGTAGTATTTTTTACACACTTGGAATTGCCATATTGCATTGTGATCATGTCTTATATAGGCATGACGGCTTCCCATGCCATTGCAGAGAAGGACGATAAAGTCGTTATTAAACGGCTTGAGTTGTTCTCTGGATACGACCCAACCATCGATGACGGGACTGACGAGGAGATCAAGAAGTTTGATCGCCGAAAGGTCTCGCGCATTGTTGATCGGACGCAGCAGTTCATCAGCCGCAAGCAGCATCCGCGCATTGTGATTCTTCATTCCCAAGAGGATCACAGCGAGCCGAAGGAGGCTGTAGGCGCGGTGCTGAGTGTCGCGATGGAGGAGCGCGGTGGCGTTCCATTCATCGTTGGCGACATCGAGATGTCTCGCGATGACTTCTCGAAGTACATCGAGTCGAACAGGTTTCCCCGCCGCAGCGCGGAAATTTGGTCTGACGATCACATGAGCGAAATCGCCCTGCTTGGTCGAGACACACCGCGCCGTCCGCTTCCGGATACGCGGTTCTCAAAGCAGGGTGACAAAGTGATGTTCGCGATGGAATGCTCCTCCTGCTTCGAGGCTGCGCCCGGAGTGGGCAACGTCTTTGTTCCTGGCGCAGTCAAACCAAAGAAGGAGTCCAACATGGCCGATGAAGCCAAGGACGAGCAGAAGGATGAGATGGCAAAGATGATCGCCGAAATGAAGTGCGACATTGAAAAGCTCAAGGAAGAGAATCGGAAGATGTACAACCAAACCGCCGTTCACATCGACGAGGACGCTCATAAGGGCGACGAAGAAGATGAGGACGAGGAGGAAGACAAGGAGGACGATGTCGATGGCAAGATGAAGAATGCCAAGGCCGAGTTCTCTCGCGAGAAGTCAAAGTTTGAGCGTCGTATCGCTGCGCTCGAAACCGAACTCGCCAAGGAGCGTTTCTCGCGCGAGCTCGATTCAATGGCAAGCGAAGGCTACGCCGTTGATTGCTGCCGCGACGAGATGATCTCCGAGCTGGTTGCAGCAAAGGATCCGACTCGCAAGTTGGCGTTTTGGCGCGAGAACTTCCGTCGCGATCCGGTCGGTGTTCGTGTTGCCGCTTCGCCGCGTTCGGGCATCAAGTCCGAAGGCTCCTCCAACATTGATCGTGAAACCGTTGCCAAGTTCGTCGCAGAGGCGGCTGGCGATCCTGAAAAGTTCAAGACTCTCATGGCGCGCGCGAAGAGCGCCGTCTAATAATGAAAGGCACAAGACATGGGTTCTTTCTCTGATACCCCGTCGCTGACTGCGGCAGGAAACATCAATCCGTACCGCGCGGTTAAGGCTAGTAACTCTGCCGGCTACACCCGTCACTCGGCATCCGAAAGCTCGGCTGCTGCTGATTACATCATCGGTGTTGCTGATGGCTCCACCAAGAATTTCAGCAGCACTCTTCACGCCGAAGCTGGCGATGGGATCACCCTTCAAGGTGGCGCAGTCATTCTTGTTCAAACCGGAAGCTCGGCTGCGATCGTTTGCGGTAGCCTTCTCAAGCTGAACACCGATGGCCGATTCGTCGTTGGGGGTGCAGCTAATGACGTAAACTGGGCTATCGCCCTTGAGCCGTCTTCCGCCGCGAACCTCATCATTCGCGCTCGCATTCTTGCAACTCCGCGTACCACCTGATCCGCACACCTGAATAAAGGAAACTCACATGGCAGATGCAGCAATCGGTGGCGGATTGAACACGTTCATCCCCACTTTCTCCGAGGCAACTGGCCTCATTCAAACCGAGTTCACGCGCAATGTTAAGTCGTTTGCGCTCAACCGCTACACCAAGCTTGTCCCGGTCACGACCGTCAGCGGGTACTACCTCAAGATCAACTCGGACGAAACCGTCCGCGTTATTGATGAGAAGGACTTCCGTTGGGCATACGGCGAGGATCGTCCGACTGGCATCAACAACGACTTTGATTTCGCGCAATTCACGACGCAGCGTTTCGAGAAGGGGTTCCACATCCCTTACGAGACCGCCAAGGTCGCTGCGTGGGACATCGTCGCGCAGCACGCTCGTAGCCGTGCGACTCAACTGATGACGCTCCGCACCCAGCGTTGCCTCACCAAGCTGACCACCTCTGGTAACTGGACGGCAAGCACGAACTACTTCGCCGACTTTGATGCCTTGACCGGATTGACCACGACCAACGGCGTGGCGGATGGCAATGCAACAAACCAGCCCTATGCCGCGCGTCTCTTCCAGACCGCGACCGAGAGGTTGATGATCAACACGGGCGGTGCGGTGCAGATGTCGGACATCGTCGCCGTCATGTCGCCGAAGACTGCGTTCAAAATGTCGCGCACCGAAGAAATGAAGGATCTGCTTAAGTACACCCAAGGTGTTCAGTATATGCAGGGTTCTGGCACTTTCTCGCGCTACGGACTTGCGCCCCAACTCTTCGGCATCGGCGACATTGTCATCGAAGACGCGGTCAAGGTGACTTCGGCAAAGGGTGCAAGCCGCGCCGCGGACTACATTCTCGCCGAAGGCGACGTGCTGTTCCTTTCTCGTCCGCAGGGTCTCGTCGGAGTCGAGGGTGGCGCGAACTTCGCGACCGTCACCAACTTCGTCTACGAGGACATGACGGTTGAGACGTTCGATGATCCGCGCAACCGCCGCACGGTTGGTTCGATCGTGGACAACAGCGTCATGGAGATCACCGCGCCTTTGGCGGGTATCTTCGTTGACAACATCTTCGCTTAATCCGTCTCTCTCTTCTCGCGGGGTGGGTGGGGCTTCGGCCCCACCCACCCCTTTCAGGAGTGATCCATGCCTGTTCCATACGCGACGGTTGCCCAGTTCAAGGAAGCCGTTGACGAGCGGTTGCTCGCGGAACTCGGCATCGATGCCGAGACCGATGGTGTCGTGGATGGATCAAACACGATTATCGTGTCGGCACTCACACGGGCATCACACGAGATTCAGTCGTTTGCTTTGCGTGGCGGCATCTACACCGAGGGTGATCTTGACGCGATGCAGTCCGCGACCAACTGGTTGCTGATTGGCGTGACCTGCGATCTCGCGCTCGGCATCCTGCTTGCGCGCCGTGGCGGTCCATTCGGCGATGCGATCAAGGACCGAGTGGACAAGGCGAATTCCATGCTTGTGGATCTGCGCGATGGGCGACGGGTGTTTCCCATCGGCACAACCATCGAGGCTAGCAAGCCGGCATTGTCCATCATCACGCAGCAGCAGCGCGGGATGCTCGGACTCGTCGCGGACAGCGAGTTCTTCTCACGAAGGAAATACGGTCCTGCATGAACCGACGTAAGCGGGTCATTTCCTTCCAGCGCGCACTTCTCCGCAGGATCGCGGAGGGCTTTGCTGTCGCCATGAAGGACAATCTCAAGAATGGAATGGGCGCGCAGGAAGGGCAAGATGTGCCTCTCGTGTCGCTCGGCATTTGGGATGACTTGAACTTCCGTTCTAAGGGCGTGAGTGGTGGATGGACAAAGGCTGACCGAACAAACGACAGCCAGCCGCTTGTTGATACGGGCAAGCTTCTGAAGTCGGTCAAGATCGAGTCCATTGAGACGCTTAACCCAAACTCAACTTCGAGCGGCGCGCCGGGATCCTGGCACAGAATCACTATCAAGGCTGCTCCGCATGGTCTTGAACAGTCCAAGGGCGGCACGTTCGATGAGATCCTTCTCGGTCGAACCAAGGCCATTCGAGCCTCCCGGAACTTCGGTGATATGAGGCAGGGATATGATTACGTTGTTCGCAAGGAAGTGAATGTGCCTTCTAGGCCGTGGAACTTTGTCGGACATCAAAGATTGACTACCATTGCAAGAGACGCGGCGCGCAAGGCCGCAGGAGCTTGAGATGCCCGCAGCAACCGACTTTCATGTAAATGGGCCAACGACGATCTACTGGAACGTCGGCGGAACCTCTGCTCCTGCCACGGAGCTCGGAAAGACCGACAACGACGATCTGATCCGCATCACCATGCGCGATCACTATCGCACGTTCTCCCGAAACGATACAGGCGATATGATCGCCGAGAGCGTTGTCGCCGGCACGACCGCCGTGATCGACTTCACGATGGTCTCGTGGAATCAAGAAGAACTTGAGAAACTGATCAAGCGCGCTCGAACGGGAGGCTCGCTCGCAGCAGGAATTGCCAACGAAGGCATCTTTGCGGCTGTCGGCGGCTCTGTGGTCAATGGCGTATCGCCAAAGACGATCGCCTTGAAGATTGAGCCGACCAATGTCGGCGGAACGATCTACACATTCAAGAACCTCATGCTTTCGACGGGTCCGGAATACATGGATTTCGGAAACACCCTCAAGCGCATCGCGTTCTCGTTCACGAGCGTCGCATCGACCGAAGTCGCCGTGACTACGACCAAGTCTTGAGATAAAAGGAGTTGAGAGATGGCAGGACCGCGCATCGACATCGGAAACGACGATTGGAACATCACGTTCGTCAACGGCGATCAAGAGTACCGGATCGACTCGCTCATCTACACGAGTTTGCTACTTGATCGAACGAAGGGCGACGAGGATCCGCCGCGCGAGGCGGTCATAGATTGCATGAAGCAGGCGATGTCCTCGCACGAAGGTCTGACCGATCATCAAATTTGGGCGATGAGTGTTCGTCTCGCAAAAGTGATGGGCAAGGCGGGAAACGCCTAAAGGCGGCGGCGTTGTTCGCTGCCGCCTACGGGTTTCCGCCGAGCGCCTGCAAGGATGAGGAGGAAGCATTGGGCTTGTTCCAAAACATCAAGACGGCGCTTGCGGTGCAGTCGGCCATCACGGCTCGTGGCATTGCGGCTTGCCTATCTCAGGACGCGAATGCTGACCTGATGAAGGACTGCGGAGCCGCTCCTAAGGATGTTGCCAAGATGAAGCTTGAAGCCATGCGCCAAAAGGCCGGGTGGAAGCGATGATCTTGGCAAGCCAAGATCAGGTATACAGGGCGCTGCGCCAGCGGGTCAT